CTACTCCCTCCTTTTCTTCATATCCTTTACTGCCTCCCGCACCCATGCCGTGGCGTTACGAGTCTCGTACTCAAGCTTTTCCATCTGAGAATCGTCAAGCCGGGACGAGATGATGTCGAGCTTGTCCTTCGTCACGCCGTTTTTGCCAAGCGCCTTCAACGCCTGTACCACGGTAGCGGAAATCGGATTCAATCTCGAAAGGTCGCGATTTGCTGCATGCCGAAACTCAATCGTATAAGGACCGTACTGATAAGTCCGATACGGCCCGTCGCTCACATAGCGCATAATCGAAGGTACTTGAGAATCAACGCCTAGTCGATTAAGAGCCGTATCCCCATACGGAGCAATATGCCACCCGAACTTCCGAGCAAGGGTCTCCGCTATCTCATCTGGACTCGCCGGTACCGCCTCATCCAAAAACACGCTCCGCCGCGGCTTACGATAAAGCCCACGTATGGGCCGTTCCAACTCACCAGTCTCCACCATTCGAGACAGCGCCTTACGGACAGCATCTGCTGATCCCGCCTCAATAAAATCGGCTGGCACAAAAACCTCTCCTGGCTCTGCTTCGTAAAGTATTTCCGCTATTGTTCTTCGCTCGCGCACTCCGTAATCCTTTCTATGTCACAAATACTATATCATTTTTGTGACATAGAAACTACAGTGGTTAACTTCAAATAGTTCAATTGGCCGTATGGGATCTCTGTTGTGCAGTTTGTCATGGCACGCGGGCACATCACGACGAAGGGGTTCTCCGGCCGAACCGGCAAAGGCAACAAACTATACGCCCGAACTTTGCGGCGACTCGTCAACAAACAGACCCTTGCCTGGCACGAAACAACATCAAACAACCCCTCGCAGCGCTACATGCTCGCGAAATGACGGAGTAAGGCGGAGTAAGGCGGAGTAAGACAGGTTCTCGTGGCAGCACAGATGTCATTCGATATTACAAGAAGATACTAGGCACCATCGAATCCAATGATGCCATGACTCGCAGATGTGACGATTACGCTGCGGAGCATTCTTACGTGGGGGGCATTTCCCTTGCCGACGCATGCCGAACGACGAAGGAGATCATGACCCTGATGGGCACATCGGAAGCACCCGTTCGTTGATCTCTTCTGTCAGCGGCCGCAAACACTTAGCGTATCGATACGCACTCGACGAACTTCATGCTGCAAGCAGAGTCATGCAGCCATAAATGTTTCTATTGGTTGCGCATGGTATTCCGCAACAGCCCCGACACGCTTGCTCTGACAATCAATCTGCAACCTACAGTTGCAACTATGCGCAAACCAAGCTTCGCAGAAGCTCGTCATCAAGGCGCATCGGTGATTTCGGGAAGAGCGCATACTGCCAGTGGCGCGAATCAGAAAACTACGGTGACAAATTGGCACCGTTGGTCTGAACTGGGATGATGCTTGAGAAATGGCTGGCTCGCCGCGATCGGCGCGCCAGCTGACGCCCTCAGGCGCCGCGTCTTGCGAGCAGGTCTTCGTAGCTCTTCGGCGCGATGCGCACGAGGCGTCCCACATGCACGGCCTCAAGCCTGCCTCCGCGAACGAGCTTGTAGACCATGCTCTTCGAGACCTGGAGAAGTAACGCGACCTCTTCCGGGCTCAAGAGCTGCACCTGGCCCTTAGGCGCGCTCTGTCGCTCCATCCTGCGAAAGTCTACGTGCGCGTTGCTTGCGATTGTCGAACTGTTCATGGAAGTACCTCCTTCTTCCTGGCGGCATGCCCTTCGCTTCCGCCCCATGGCAGACACGGCATGGAGCTGGCGCAAGCCGCAAGGGCCAAAGCGCCTTCTTCGCAAAGGGCGGCCTCGCCCGCAACCTGCACAATGCCAACCGTGCTTGTGCGGGTTTTGCGCAGGAAGCCGCGCCTTGCGGCGAGCCGACTCCATGCGAGAGTGCTCTGCGTGGGGGCGGGTGAAGGGAATGGTGATCAGAAGAGGTGGGCGTAGAGCGCAGTCGTCAGTTGCGATCTAGGCGCGCTTGGCTTCGAGCCTGATGGAAGAGCGGTCGGCGAGCTTGCGATAGCCGGGGCCAAACCACAGCGGAAGCTCCTCTTGACGCACGATGAGCGGCATGCGGTGGTGGATTGGCGCCATGTCGGCGTTCGCCTCGGTGGTCACCATGGAAAACGTGCTGCTCCTCCAGATGCAGCCGATGAGGACGACGTTTTGACCAGGAACACAAAACTCGTACTGGCGCTTGACGGGCCTGCCAGTCTTCGGCGAAGGATAGGTCTCCTCGCGGTGCGTTTCGAAGAACGCGCGCACCGGGATGACGCAGCGGCGATGTTCCATGGAGTCGCGCCACGTGGGCTTTTCCGTGCTCTCGATGCGCGTGTTGAACACGACGCCGGGCTTCCACGACTCCTCAAACCCCCACGAGAGCTCACGGGCGGAAAGCGCTTCGGAAGCGAGGGCGGGCGACGCAAGGGCAGTGTCGAACTTAGGAACGATGAGCGGGGCAGATGCCTTCGGGTATGCAAGAGGCCTTCGGGCAGGCCAATCCGGCTCGATGTTCACGGGCGAGTTGACCTCGATCTCCCGGATGACTTCGAGCACCTCGTCGAAGGTGAGTATGACGCATCTTCCGCACATAGCGCACATGATAGCAGCACGATGGTGGTGCCTTGCACTTGAAGCCCGTTGTTATCGTTGCTGTGAACATCTTCGAAGTTGCGCCGCCCTTAGCGGTGACAATGGGGGTATTTTGCCACAGAGTCACCGAGAACTCGGAAACAATGAGCTGATAGAACACGCCATTACCCTTCTCGGAAAGGAAGCCTTCTGCCATCTAAAGGAACGACCCAAAGAAGCAAGGAATCACGCTCTTGCAACCCTTCGTGCATTCGGTATGCCAGTTCGTCAGATCGAGCGAATCGCAGATATTGGCAGAGACATCACCAGTCGGGCGAAATGTGTGTGCGACAAAATGACCTGACCCTATTGTCACCATCTTTCTACTAATTTAAACAGCAGTTTTAGAACAAATGTTCTATTCCCACTCGATAACATAGACGGGATATAACCCCAGGTCAAAACGGGAATAAATGCCCGAGGAGGATGCAAGTCGGTTGCAGAAAGACACTGCTCGCTCCATCCCTCGTTTGACACTATCAAAGAAACCTGATGACATACTCAACCAGTAAGCACAGGTACTAATATAATACCATCAAAGTCGAACGAGAGCAGGTCCCAAAATGACAGACTACAAGCCATACGAAGCAATGCATGCCGTCTTCGGCGAGCCCGAGCAAGGAATCGCCGACGGGCAGCTCTTCACGAGCACCGGCGAGCGCGAGGTATACATCACCAACGACGGCGACACCTACACCGTCCTCTCCTTCGATGGCGAAGAAGTTGGCAGCGGGACGAGCGTCGCCGCCGCTCTCGAAGCCACGGGAGCCGACGGCTGGGACTTCTGCCGCTGGCTCGAAGCATACGACGAGCAATTCTCCGCGGTCCAGGACGAGGACACCTGGGACCCGGACTATCTCCGCGAGGTCACCGAGGACGAGAACATCTTGACGGACGAGCTCGAGGACATCATCAGTGCCTGCGAGCAGAACGCATAAACAAAAACCGGCGAGCACCAACGGCTCGCCGGTCATCACAATAATGGATAGCAAACGCTACGAAACCCGCTTCCGGTAGTCCTCGATAAGCTCGGTCACCGTTTGCTCCGTGAATTCCCACTCGTCAATGCCGGGACCGTCCCAGCACTCGCATATGTCGTACGCGTCTATCATCTCCCCGCCATCAACCGATATGCTCAAATGCTCGACAGTACGCATCGGCTCCGCCGTCTGCTCGCCTATGAAACTAACCAGCCCGGCGACATCGTCAAACGACCGTTCGAAGTAATCGCAATCAGCCGGACTTATGTCGCACTCCCTGTCGCTCGCATTTATGTAAATCTTGATGCTTATCATTTCGTCCTCTCCTTATCGTCGCTACACAAAGCGCTCTCGCCTGCTGCTCCTCCTCGCATCCCGCTCATCGTCTGCCCACCAAGCGTCTCGTGCGGCGTCATCATCGCCAAAGTCCGGCTCATACTCCGCGACAATCCAAGCACTCCCGTCGCCCGGCGCGTATATGCTGCCGACGACACGGTCCTCGCATTCCTCGAAATACACCATGAACTCCAAGTCAGGACGCTGCTCCACGAGCTCCTGTATCTCGTCCTCCGCGATATTCCAGCGGGTCTCCACCGTGTAGTTCCACTTACCGTCCGACCCGCCGATACCCTGTACCTGCGGGCGGTCGAGGCGAGCCTCCAAGAACTCCTTGACAAACTCCGCTTCCTCCCGCGTCCTAACCTCCACCTGATTCCAAGCCCAGTTCGGCATGCTTACTCCTCTCCGTCCATCAACTCGCCCAGCGCGCCGTCAAAGACCTCCGCGCCGCTTGCCTTCGCCGACATATCAACACTTGTGTATATCTCCATCGTTATGGCGCTCGTCTGGTGCCCGGCGAGCGCCTGGGCAACAGACGGGTGAACGCCCGAGCGGGCGAGCGCCGTCAAATACCCGTGCCGCAAGTCGTGCTCCGTATAGCCTTCCATCCCAAACCTATCACGATGGTTAGCCCACCAGCAGGTCTGACTCCCCGGACCGACGGGGCGTCCCATCTCGTCACAGCATACAAACACATCGCCCAGCTCCGGCATCTCGTCCAGCATTCCGCCCCGGACGGCGCGGCGAAGCCCCTTTTTGACAACCTTTTGTCTCTCCCGCAGCTTCTCCGCCAAGGTCGCCGGCATCGGCAGGTCCCGGCGGCTGCTCTCCGTCTTCGTCGATGTTAGCACGCAATTCGGCGCCAGGTTATGACGGATATGGACAATACTCTCGTCGAAGTCAATATCCTGCCAGCGGAGTGCCAACGCCTCCCCGCGACGGACGCCCAGCAAGCACTGCAAGATGATGGCCATCTCGTGCGCGTTAGAGACATCCATCTCATCGACCAGGTCCGCGAGCTGCTTCATCGTCGGCGCTTCCCGCTTCTCGATTTTACCGCTGGGGCGCTTGATACCGTCCAGCGGCGAGCGGGTGATAATACCAGCGCGCACAGCGTCCATCATAATGGAGGACAGGTAGGTGTATAGCGACGATACATAGGACGCTTTACATGGTTTAGGTTTGGTATTCGACCTGACTCCTCTCACCAGCAACTCGTTCATCTTTGATTCGACGAGCTCGCTCGTCATGCCGCTCATTTTGACAGACTCGCCGAAGATTTTGACGAGGGTCGCCACCACGCTCCGGCGGTTATTGTAGGTGCTCTCCTTCAGCAACGGGCGCCGGCGCTCGAGGTAATTCCGGGCGTAGTCAGCGAAAGTCGTGTCCCTTTTGCTGATACCAAGACATTCGCATTCGAAGCGGACTGCCTCCTCCTTCGCCTCCGAGTAGGTCATATCCCTAACCCGCTTGCTACGCTGTATGCGCCGACCATACTCGTCGGTCCCGCAGGACACAAAAATGCGCCATTTCCGGCATTTGCTCCGGGACTTGCCTTTTTCGGTAGGTGATATCGTCGCCATGCTCACTCCTCTTTGACATTGCCTTCGTCCTCCTGTATTATATACCAATGTAATACATTAAGCAAGCATTCGATGACAATAAACTCGCCGGCGGCGATACCGCGCGGGCATAAATACCTTTAATTAACCTACAAGGTAAACCCCTTTAATAAACCCCTTTAAACCCCTTTATAAACCCCCTTTATCCCCGTTTCAAAGGACGGATTATCCGAAAAGAAAAGAAAAGAAACCGAAACCAGAAACAACATCACACCCGACTCTCTGTATCCTGCCCGCGCGTATATGTAGCTCGATTTTTAGGGCTGGCGAGAGGAAGAAGTAGATGTATTAGCAAGCACACAGCCGTCGATACTCTCCATATCCGGCAACATACTGACGAGAGCCCCGAGCCGATGGAATTATTTCCATCATAGATAACACAATATATGCTCGTGCTCGCCCTCTCCGCTGCCGGCGCTCCACCAGTCCGCGAGCACCAGGCGCGGGCGGGACATATACATCAGTCTCGTCATCTCGTAGTCAAACACATCACAGCCTCCGACGGTCGAGGAGGTGCCGGTGATAAACAGCGTCCAAACACTACCCCGAAAGAAACCTGAAAGAAACCTTAAACAAGAAAGCCCAGGTCAAACCCTATAAAAATTATTTTTGTCGGGGATTTTTCAGGTATGCCGGTTATTACCAAAATTCGCCGAAACTTGTATATGTAAGCGCGAGGAAGAGGAACCTCGCAAACACGAAAGGAACGGAACCATGAAGTACGAAATCACACACACCTGCGGATGCACGGAGACCATCGAGCTCTACGGACCTGGCAGCAAGCGCGAGTACATCATCAAGCAGGAGGAGTCCTGCGAGTGCCTGGACTGCTTCGAGGCTCGTCATCACCTGCCGGAGCTCGAGGGCAGCGAGAAGCAAATCGCCTGGGCACGCGACATCCGCCGCGGAATGGTAAGCGACAGCAACGCTGACAAAGCCATCGCCATCACCAGCGCCAAGGCGTGGATTGATGGACGCGACCGTGGTTTTGACAGCATCTACAAGCAGGCGACGATGACGGACGACGAGCGCGCGGCAGTCGCCAGGAAAAAAGAAGAAGCCGCCGCCCGCGCCTGTGCCTTACTGCTCGGGTGCTAAACCTGAAAGAAACCTGAAAGCAATCAAAGGCAAGAAAGACCAGGTCAAGAGCAATATTTAATAAAACTGTCGGGGAAATCGCAAGCAAGTAAATATCAAGCGAAATCCACCTAAACTTAAAAATGTAAGCGCGAGAGAGAAGGAACCTCGCAAACACGAAAGGAAATAAAAAATGAAGAACTACGACACCATCTACATCAGCACATACATCAAGGACATCGTCCGCAACATCGTGCCTGACATCTACCACAGCGCCGGCGTCTACGACTACGCTTGGACCGACGCACCGATGACCGTCGTCCTCAACCGGCGCTCGGGCGAGTGGAGGACCGCAGAGGAACAAGACGACTACTGCTTCGACACGGAAGGGTATTTCAACATCGACGAAGCCATCCGGACGGCGAACGAGGAGCACTGGGACCCAGAAGACCTCGAGCGCGAGCTCGCGAACTACATCTGCCGCGCCGTCTATGATATGGACCTCCCGGACTGGAGGGAAGACATTTATGACTTCATCGCCCGCGAGCAGGACGAGGAAGTCGCATACGATGACAGCGACCTCGCCGGGGCTATCCGCCGCGAGCTCGACTACGCAGAGGACGACGAGGAGACAGAAACCGCGGAGAGCGGAATCAACATCACCGACGAGTATATCAACGATATCGTCCGCAACATCATGTACGACATCGAGGAGCTCGGCGAATGCGTCTGGGGATTTGATAGCACCAACAACCAGACGCTCGTCATCGACACGGAGACCGGAGAGTGGCAGCTTGCCGGCGACAATGACCTATATCGCAACGAGACCGACACAGACATCGACCTCTCCGAGGCTATCAGCACGGCAACCGACGGTGCCTGCGACCGCGAGGACTTCGAGCAGGCTCTCGCACACGCCATCCGCCGCGAGCTCGAGCGCCTGTAAGCACCAGCACCAGCACGGAAGGAAGAACCATGAACAGCAATGACTACGCAACCATCGCCAGCAACCTCCGCTCGGCACGCAAGACAGTCGGTCTATCAATCCCCTCGGCAGCATACAAGACTGGACTGACACCTGATGACATCTACCGCTATGAAAACGGTATCACGCCGCCGAGCGTCGAAGCGTTCAACAAGCTCTTCCGTCTCTATAACAGCTACTACACCAAGTTCATCTTCGCCCCGAGCGGGCGCAAGGAAAGGAGCGTCATCACAGCATAACAACCTCCTCTGACCGGCAGGAGGCTAAACGCGCCGGAGATTCTACCAGCCAGCTCGCACACGGTAAGTGAAATAACGACAAGGTAAGCAACAGCAAAGAACAGGAGTCAAGGTAATGACATAGCAGCGAGCGTTAGCCATCCAAGGAGTGATAAAAATGGCTAACACTCACGACCTCTTTAACCCCTGCTTCTATCCGCGCATTAAGCCCGCGCGCATTCTCTCCCGTCATACCGGCGGCTACTACCACTCGATGTCGGAGGCTCCCTTCGGAAAGTTTCTCGGCGACCACGGCAGACTCCATCTCGATTACGACACGGACACCGTAGAGTATGCCTACGACCCTTCCATTCCCGTATCCTCTCCGCGGTATACGCCGGACTTTAATATGTATTACGGTAAGGACGCGAGCGGCAACATCATCGCCGACCTCGTCGACATCAAAGCAAAGGGACCTGACGCTGACCACAAAGTTCAGCAGCTTGCCGTCGACGTCCAGGCGGGAATCCTCGGCAATATCCACGACTACAAGCGCGCGAACAAGTCCATCTACCCGCGCGCATTTATCATCGCAACAGCGTCCCGTCTGTATTACTACGACACCACCACCGACGACCCGGACGGCGTTCCCGCGCGCATATACAAGTGCCCCTCATGCGGCAAAGTGGAAATACTACCAGCACACCGTCTCGTCTGTACGAAATGCGGGCATGCATATGACATCGACGACCAGTTCTGCTCGCCAGCAGAGGCGATGGTCCAGTATGCCCGGCGCGACGCTACGCGAACAGAACTGACCGACAAGTATCGCGCCCGCTTCGTCCAGCGCTGCAGGGAGTACAACATCGACGCATATGACCTGTCTAACCGCAAGCTCGCCGTCGAGCAGAAACTGCTCCGCATCGAGCTCCCTGAATTCCCGTCGCAATACTACGAATCAGATTTTGCTTACATCTCGCAGGACAGGTCCTGCCGGAGCTACAACAACACCCCGCAGCTCCAAACCCACATCGGTATCTTTACCGACCCCGAGCGCGACGAGGAGCTCATCCAGGCGCTCGTCCGGCACGCGGCGGACAAAGAGACACCCATCGACGCGTTCGTCTTTTTGACACCAAAAGGGATGTTCATCACGGAGCGCCTTCACGGAGCGACTATGCGCCCGGCGCATTTCCACACCTGTAAGAAATGCAAGAAGGGATTCATCGCAAGCGACGAGCACCCTGACTGCCCTCACTGTCACTAACTTGCCGACAAAAAAAACGAAGGGAATGATAAAAATGACGAAGAAGAACGAAGAGCTGGCGCAATTTACATGGCTGGAGACCTACACCAACGCTCTCGAGAGCCTGCCGTCGACGACAGATAAAGCAATGCTCGCCCTCGCCATCGTCGAGTATGGCGCGCTCGGGAAGGAGCCGAAGTTCGTCGACACCAAGACCTTCCCTGCCATCGCATTCAAGGCGATATTCGAGGCTTGCCGCTGGAACATCGACGAAGGACGCGGGCGCTATCTCAAAGGCAAGTCCGGCAGCGGGTGGGGGCGCCGCCCAGAGGGCGAGCCGAAGGGCGACTACTACGCGCGCAAGTTCCACCAATTCCACGACGCTGGCGACGAGAAGAACGCGCGGACAGCATACGAGAAGGCGCTCGAGCATGGAGTATCCCCCGAGGACTACGAGCAAGCACAAGTCCCTGATGATGGATACGATTATTCGTCCGAACCGCGTGATACTCCACCAGCATTCTCATTCTGCGACCTCGACGTAGATATCAGCCGCGACCTCGGCGCGCTGTAAGACCACTACCACCCAAAACGCGAAGGAGACCAAAATGAAAATCCGGATAGACACAGAGTTGGACATCGACTACACCGACTTCGACAACCTGGAAGCGGCTCTCTCCCAAGAACTCCCTGTCATCGTCGACAGGACATGCGGCACAAACGCGACAGCCTTCCTCCGCGCATTCGCAACCTACAATGCCTGCCTGGAAGCCGCCGGCGTCATCACAGAGTCCGCCCCCGTCATCATCAGCGAAATCGAGGACGAGGAGGTGGAATAGCGATGGGACGCATAAAACAGGAGGACATCATGACGCAAGCAGACGCGGAGGCACGAGCTGCCGAGAGCGCAGTCTCGCTCGCTCTCGGTTATTTCGACCGGGAGAGCGGTATGACTAACTACCGCAACATCATCAAGTTATACAGCACCTGCCTCTCCTACACCTTCGAGCACTTCGTCCGCGAGCACTACCTCGTCGCAAGAATCGGCGGGAAAGCAACACAGGTGCCCGCGCTGTTTCTCAACGGCAGGGATGTATTCCTCGAGGCGCCACTACACTGGCTCGTCGTCTATTCCAACATCATCGACACCGGCGAGGCGATAGACGCGGGAGTGGAGTCAATGCTGGACGCTCTCGCAGCTGGGGTGCCTCTCGAAGATATACTCGCATAGCACATAAGCAAAAAGACACGACACGAAGAGCCCCCGTGAGGGGGCTCTTCTCTTTGCAAAAATATTTCCAAATAATTTTATATATTTCCATTTTATGCCCTCAATTCGCTGAAACTTTATGACAGGCGGCGGAGTTTCTTCTTTCCTTTCGTATCTCCGCCGCTTCTCTTTCTTCTCCGGGGTGATACACATGCATATCGCAAGCAACGCAGAGCAGATGCGCATCGCAAAGACCGACGCGGCACGCTCCTATCTCAACGATGTCGTCCGACTCCATAAGCGTGCCGAGCAGGCGCAGACAGAATACCGTCTCGCCGTCGAGCACGCAGGCGGGGTCTCTGGTATCGACTACGCGCGTGACAAGGTGATGACAAGCGTTTCTCCTGACGCTATCCCCAACGCGATAATCAAATATGATGACCTGCTTGACACCGCTATCCAGCTAACAGCAATAGCGGAGGAAGCGGTCGATACGGCGCTGAATCTCATCAGCGGCTTAAGCTTCGAGGAAGCATCCGTGCTTCGCATGAGATACATCCTTGGTCTTACCGTTAAAGAGATAGCGACGGGCTTGTATATGTCGGAGCGCACCGCCGCACGGCGAATCAACGACGGGCTGGCGAACCTATATGACGCTGGACTCCCAGCGGAGTATCGCATAAACAGGGAGCGCGCGGCATAGCACGGCAACTTGGCGGTCCGTGGCAGTATCTGCCGCCTCTGTTTCTCCTATACATTAAATTGACATTTCATGTCAAAGAGGCGAGGCGGTGCTTTCGCCGCTTCTTTTACTCTGGACACACGCTGCTCAACAGCGTGATGTCATCAATATTAACCATCATGCGCAACGAAACCATCGCCTCAAAGTCTCTTTATCTCAAACAAGACACGGAGGAGAAGCATATGAACGGACTCGACATAATGGTCTCGCAGCTGACAAGCGTCGGCGCACCGGGCGGCATTCCCGTCGATACCAGCAATCCCTGGCTGATGTTCCTCGGCGGACTCCTGCTTCTCCTAATATGCGCGGGAGGCGGCGCCGCATCAAAGAAGTCAAGCAGCGGCAACAATAAGAAATACAAGCCGGACGAGGTGGAGCGCAGCGCGGACGGCGACACCGTGCGATACAAGCTGAAAGCGACTGGGGAGGTCCTCTTCGAGGGGACTCGCATCGACGCGCTCAAGTGGAAGCGCGAGAATGTGGAAACCATCAGCAAATTCAAGGAGAAATAGATGAGGCACCAAGTATTCGCCATCGTATGCTTCGCCGGCTGCTGGCTCTCCATCGCCGCTGCCGTCATCTGCTCGACGATATAGGCGACACACCAGGAGGCACCATGGCGCGGAAGATTACGCAGAGCACGCGCGTCAAGCGCCTGCTGTATCGCATACCGGCAGAACGCAAGGAGGAGGCGACACGCCTCGCTGAGGAGCTTATCTACATGGAGGACAAGATAAGCAACGCGAAGCAGCTCATCGGGTCGACCGGAGTCGCCATCTCCTATAACAATGGCGGCGGGCAGGCGGGCATCCGCGAGAACCCGGCGCTCGTCGCATACCAGAAGCTCTGGAAGACATACCTCGCAACACAGGAGCGGTTAGACGCTATGCGCGAGCCCGAGCGGCAGGCAAACGGCTTCCCGAGCTGGCTCGTATAGCAAAACCAAAACCACAAACATCAACACGACCCGCTGGCAACGGCGGGTCTTTTCATTTGTTGAGGAGAAACATATGACAATGACGCCGAGGCTCAAAGTTGAGAGCATTCCAACAGACGCTCTCGTCCCTTACGCAGGTAACGCGAAGGAGCACCCGGAATGGCAGGTCGACCAGATATGCAACTCCATCGAGGAGTTCGGCTTCGACGACCCCATCGCCGTCTGGACTAACGAGGACGGAGAGACGGTCATCGTCGAAGGACACGGACGACTGCTCGCCGCCCGGCAACTTGGTATTGACACCGTTCCCTGCATCCGTCTCGACCACCTTGATGACGAGGCTCGGCGGGCATACACGCTGGTTCATAACAAGCTGACGACCAACACGGGATACGACGAGGATATTCTCGCCGCCGAGCTCGAGGCTCTCGGTGACTTCGATATGGAGCAGTTCGGCTTCGGCGCTGGCGAGACGCTCGAGGACTATGAAGCGGTTGACGAGGACACGCCTCCCGAGCCTGACTATGACGAACCGACGACGGCACAGCCCGGGCAGGTCTGGCGACTCGGCGAGCATCGCTTGATGTGCGGCGACAGCACAAGGCAAGACGACGTGGACAAGCTCTTCGCCGGACGACTCGCCGACATGGTTCTCACCGACCCGCCGTACAATTGCGACTACGCAAGTAAGAACGAACATCTAAACAAGGCATACGGTGGCAATCGCATTGAGGTTGATATCGAGAACGACCTGATGACCGACGAGGCATTCCACAAGTTCCTCTCCTCGGTTTTTATACAAATTGACGCGCATTTGAAACCGGGCGGTGCGCTCTATGCTTGGTATGGCGGCGGCGATATCACCACCGCAAGCGTGATAGACGGCATACCATCTTTATATCGAGCACAGGAAATAACCTGGATAAAGAATAACATCGTCATCGGCAGGTGCGATTACCAAGCAAAGAGCGAGCCGTGCGTGTATGGCTGGAAGCTCGGCGAGGCACATTACTTCGCCCCGACGCGCAAAGAGACTAACATCATCGAGGACACAGACCTCAACAAGATGTCCCGCGGCGAGCTCATCGCCGAGATTCACCGCCTGCTCGAAGCCGGCATACAGACGGACGTCCTGCGATACAACAAGCCGCTGGTCAATGACCTCCACCCGACAATGAAACCAGTCAAGCTGTTCGCGCACCTGATACGCAATAGCAGCAAACCCGGCGAGGTCATCTATGACGCGTTTGGTGGCAGCGGCACGACACTCATCGCCGCCGAGCAGATGGGGCGGACGGCATACCTGATGGAGCTCGACCCCCACTACTGCGATGTCATCATCAAGCGTTGGGAGGAGCTGACGGGCGACACGGCGGAGGTCATAGAGGAGTAGGTCATGGACATATCTTTCGCTGACGCCTGCGCTATCGCCGCCGCCATTCTGTTCCTGCTCTGGACGCTCGGCGTCTTCGATGATGACGACGAGCAGGACAGGAAGAAAGACAAGAAGAAATAAGGGAGCAGACTCATGGGCAACCGGGGCAGCGATAGCAAGCGGCGAGCGTTGAAGCGCCGGCTGGAGCAGGTCGAGGACACCTGCTGGTTATGCGGCTATGCTCTCGTGCCGGACGCGGAGCCGATGACTGACTACGCGACCGAGGTCGATGAGGAGGTTCCCGCTTCCCTCGGCGGCGATGTATATGGAGTCTATACGCCGTGCCATCTGGTCCACCGCGTCTGCAACAACGAGAAAAGCGGACGGATTCTCCCGCAGTATGGTCTCGCCGAATGGTTCGAGGAGAACCATATGACAAGAGAGAGCTATCAGCCGAGGGAGTTGCCGTCTTTTTGGTGCTGATGGGTGGGGGTAGCCCCCTCCCTGTCCCCCTTGGGGGACCGGCGGCGGGGGTCTTTTTCTCCCCGCTCTATAAAAAGAATTTACCGAGTAAAAAGGGGGTGGTCCCCATCGCAAAGAGAGGACGCCCCGCGGCGACCTGGACCAAGAAGGACGTCGATATGTTCAAGAGAATGTGCTCCCGCTTCGGGACACGGGACGGCATAGCGGCGATATTCGGCATCTCGCCGAAGACACTCAACAAGCTCATCAACGAGCACCTACACGACGAAATCAAACCTGACGACGACAGCCCCCTCACCTTTGAGGAGGCGTTCGCCGTCTATTCAGAGGCAGGACGGCAGGCATTACGGGAGGCACAATTCGAGAAGGCGCTCTCCGGCAATTCGACAATGTTGATATGGCTGGGCAAGCAATACCTCGGGCAGAACGACAACAAGGACATCGCCGTCTCTGTCGAGGACGACGGCAGCAACGAGGACGAGGAGGCACCGCTATATGACATCGCTCTCCGATTCCTCAACGCTAAAAAGCCTGGAAGAACTGGCACTGAAATGCCCGCCGAGGATTAGGAACGTCGCGGTCGGCGCGAGCATAGAGGAGGCTCGCATATGCCTCGAACTCGCTAACGCTTACTGCGGGGTCGTGCTGCTCGACTGGCAGGAGGACATTATCCTCTGCTGGCTGGCAAAGCGCGATGACGGACTATACGCCCACTCGATGTGCTGCTTACAGGTTCCAAGACAGAATGGCAAGTCGAAGGCGATTCTCGTCGCTCGCATCCTCATCGGCTTAATTATCTACGGAGAGACCATTCGCTTCTCCTCCCACATCGTCGATACGATGACGGACGTCTTCGACATCGTCATGGAGATATTCGGCGACACCAGAAACAACAATACTGACTTTCCTTACCCAGAGCTCGCGAAGCTCGTCAAGCGTCGAAACTATGCGAACGGGCACCTCAAATTGGAGATGAAGAACGGCGGCTCCTGCTCGTTCGTCGCTCGCTCGAAAGGCAACACGCGCGGCAAGACGGTCGACGTGAACATCATCGACGAGGCACAATACCTGACCTTCCGGCAGCAAGCTGACATCGCTCCGTCCCAGTCAGCGGCGAAGTTGGGCAACCCCCAGACCATATACGCATTCACCCCGCCGGACTACGAGGACGCTCCCGGCGAGGTCATCAGTGAAATCAGACGGAGCGTCATCAAGAGCCCACGACCCTCGACTTGCTGGCACGAATGGGGAGTCGAAGAGATAGGCGACATCTACGACAAAACCAGATGGTATGCGACTAACCCCATGCTCGGCTTCACGCTCTCCGCTCGATACATCGAGGAGCAGGAGCTCTACTCGATGGGCGAGGAGAAATTCGCCCGCGAACGGCTTGGCTGGTGGGCTGGCAAGGCGACGGAGGACGCTATCAGCAAGTCCGGCTGGCTGGACACTCGCATCGCAAGCGTCAAGGAAATCCCAACAGACTTTGACAAGATGTGCGTCGGTGTCAAGTTCGCCCCAGGCGGCTCGGCGGTCGCCATCACGACGGCGACGCTGGCAGGCGATGAGGCTTACGGCGCGCTAATTAAATACGAAACCAAGGAGACGGCGACGGGCATCGAATGGCTTGTCAATGACATATACAGGCAGAAGGACAAGGTGGCGCTCGTCGCTATCGACGGCAAGAGTGGCGCGGAGGACTTGAAAAACAGGCTCATCAAGCGGGGCATGAGCAAGAAAGCGCTCACCGTAATGACCACAGCGGAGGTTGTGGCGGCTGCGACGATGCTCAACTCCTACATCGACGAGAACAAATTCAAGCATGTGGAAGACCCGTGCTTGGACAAGTCGGCGATGACCTCCAAGAAACGAAAGATAGGACAGGACGGCTACGGGTTCGGAGGGGGCGAAGAGCTTCCCGTCGAGGCTATGGCTGCTGCTCATTGGGCTGTCCGTACAACTAAACGAAATCCGGGACGACCGAAGGGGTTCTCGCATGGTTAATATCACAGACTACATTCGCTTTCCTTTTATGACTGACTACGAGTCGAGGCTCCTCATCGCATGCGTCGATAAATGGAGGTCGGTCGCTGCTCGCAACGACGAGCTCACTGAACGCTATGACGGGAACTTCAAGGTGAAGAACCTCGGCATAGCAATCCCGCCCGAGGTGGCGAAGTTAATCAACATGCCGCTCATGATGTGGTCCCAGCAAGCGGTCGACCGTGTCGTCAACGGCAGCGTCATCGACGGCTACAAATTCTCCGGGAGCGCGCCCAGCGGCTTCCTGGAGGCGATGGACAGGAATCACTTCATAGAGAAGTATGACGAGACGCTTCCCTCGCTGGGGACGCACGGCGTCGCATTCGCTACGGCGACGAAGGGGACTGATGGAGAACCAGACTTCGTCATATCGACCTACGATGCTAACCACGCTGGCGTCCTGTGGGACTATCGTCAAGACCGCGAGCTATGCGGCATAGTCATCGTAGATATCGACGTGACCACCGATGTGCTGGTGCCGACCGTGGTTAACTTCCATACCCCGTGCGGGGATATCGTCGAGGTGGACGCGACGGGCGACACCGTGAAGACCAGGCGCATCAAATGCGGGACGGGGCGTCCATGCATAGTCGCATTCAGGAACAACCCCGACAAACGGCACCCGCTCGGCAAGTCGATGATAACCAAAGCTATCAAGGACATCGAGGACGAGGCGAACAGGACTGCCCTCCGGCTCGTCGTAGCGAGCGAGGTATACACTTACCCGACTAAATACATATCAGGGGCGAACGAGGACGTGCTCGGCGCTGACGCAAAGGTAGCGCTGAACAAGTGGCTCGCCCTCCCGCCTATCGACGAGGACGGCAACATTCCAACGGTCGGGCAGCTGAACGGGCAAGACCTCCAGCCGCTCATCAACTACGAGCGGCAGCTGGCGAACCAGTTCGCAGCGGAGGCGAGCATTCCCATTCACTCGCTGCTCTATACGGAAGCAAATCCGGCGAGCGCGGAGGCGATGGACGCTTCACGGCATGACCTTGTTGAAAAAATCGACAGGCTGAACCGCTTGGCTGGGGCGACCATAAAGAAGCTTGCCTTGCTATGCATGAGCATTCAGCAGGAGGTTCCCGTCGAGCTGCTCGGCGATACCGAGAGGACGTTCTCTGTTCAGTGGAAGAACCCGACATTGCCCTCTCTCGCAGCATCTGCTGATGCTGCCCAAAAGCTGGCTTCCACCGTCGAGGGCTTCGCTGGCACGCCAACTTACTGGCATATGCTCGGCTATAACGATTCCCAGATAACGGACATCATGGCAGAAATCAAAGAGAACAAGGAGCGGGGCGGCGACAGGCTGCCGGCTGGCTTCGTCGGCTAACGACACAAGACTCAACAGCATATAGATGACTCGAGCGCCTCCGGGCGCTCTTTTCATATCTACGCAGGACGGCGAGCGGTCAATCGCCGGGGAAAACGGGGCGCATTCGGCGGCGGAGCTGGCGCCCCTTTCTTACGCCCGTACGGGCGGAAAGGCAGGCAGAGATGGAAGAGACGACACAGGCAACGACTGAATCGACTGGAGCGGAGACAACGCCCCAGGCGGAGCAGGGCAAGACCTACACGCAGGAGGAGCACCAACGACTGCTGGACGCAGCAATCAAGGAACGGCTCGCCCGCGAGAAGAAGAAGTTCGCTGACTACGACGAGCTCCGCGCGAAGGCGGAGAAGCTCGACGAGATAGAGGACGCGAACAAGACGGACTTGCAGAAAGCAACGGAGCGTATAGCCGAACTGGAATCCCAGATAGCGGCACGCAAAGCGGCTGATGAAAGAGCAGAGCTCGTCGCTCGCATAGCAGACGAGCACAAGGTGCCAACAGACTATCGCTGCTTCCTGACGGCGGACGACGAGGACGGGCTGACGGAGCAAGCCGCAAAGCTCGCCGAGAGGTTCGCCGAGCCCTCGCTCAACGAAGGGCAACCGCCCGCGGAAACCAGGACGAAGAAGACGAAAGGGCAAATCTTCGAGGACTTCTTCAACGGGCAACTGTAACCACAAAACTCACTAACGAAAGGCTATCAAAATGGCTACCAAAGTAGAACTGAACACTGATTCCTTCGGGCAGCTCCCCGAGGAGCTGTCCAGCGATATCATCGCGAAGACCGTCGAGGCTTCGGCATTCATGCAGCTGGCTCGTCAAATCTCCCTGCCGTCTAATGGCACGGCAATTCCGGTAATCACCGGCGAGCCCGAGGCAAAGTGGATAGGCGAGACGGAGAAGGCTCCCACCTCCGAGCACACCGGGACCTTGAAGCACATCCAGGCTTCGAAGATATCCGTCATCGAGGTATTCTCCAACGAGTTCCGCCGCGACCTTCCTGGTCTCTATGGCGAGCTCGCTCGTAGGCTTCCTTACTCTCTCTCCAAGAAATTCGACGAGACGGTCATCGGCACGGTTGAGAAGCCTAACAACAACTTCGATAACCTCTCCGGCTGCACCCGCGTGAACATCGCTGACAAGACTTACCAGTCGCTCGTCGACGCTGACACCGCTGTCGCTGTCGCTGGCTACATGGGCGACGGCTACGCTCTCGCTCCCCAGGCGAAGGGCATCCTGCTCTCTGCTGTGGACGGGAACAAGCGTCCGCTGTTCATCAACAACACCGCCGAGGGAGCCATCCCGATGATTCTCGGCAACAAGGCAGTCGTGGCTCGTGGCGTCTATGGCGCGGGCGATGAAACTCACGCCAACATCTGCGGCGTATTCGGCGACTGGACGAAGGCTATGTATGGAACCGTCGACGACATCAATGTCGAAATTGACAAGTCCGCGACCGTCAACGGCGTGAACCTGTTCGAGCAGGGCATGTTCGCCGTGAAGGTGACCGCCGAGCTCGGCTTCGCTATCGCTGACGAGGACGCATTCGTCGTGCTCACCGACGGCACTGACACGACGGCTGGCGCATAGGAATAACGAAAGCAGCGCGAATAGATGGGACCTCCTGCGGCTCGAATGCCTCTACGAGGTCCCACGTCGCGTTTTAAGCCCCCTTTAGGAGTAGAGACGATGATGTACGCGGAAATAACGGATTTAGAGGCTGGGTGGCGCGAGATGGACCCAGACGAGGTCTCACAGGCGGAAGAGCTGCTCATGCGGTCGTCGATATACCTCGACACGATAGTCGAGCAATACGGTATCGACACCGGCGAGAAGGCGGACGCCCTGCGGATAGTCTGCTGCGACCTGACACAGCGCCGGATGGAACACGCTACATCAGCTCGCATCGTATCAGAGACGATGACGACCGGAACCTATTCGGAGACCACCAACTACGGTGTCAAGGGCTCGTATTCATGGCGGCTCACTGACGAGGACAAGAGACTGCTCGGCATATCCAAGCGGAGCATGAGACTCCTCCCGATGTGGTAGGTGATGTCGATGATACACGGAGAGACAGTATTCGTGGACGGCACGGAGCCGGTCCTCGATGTCGTCGTCCAGGTCGGCGAGACCAACTCACAACAGAGCAACCTCGACGAGTATCAGGGGGCGATAGCGGACTACACCCTACACTTCCCGGCAACCTACGAGAACGACCTCACAGGCAGGCAGGTTCTCGTCCGGGGCATTCTATGCGATGTCCTTGGACACCCTGACCACCAGCGCCCGGAGCAGGTCTTCGGCAGGCGATGGCGCGGCAAGTGGGATATGCCCGTAAGGGTCCGGCGCATTATCGGCGTCCCGGCAGAGCACGCGCGCGTATATGCGAAGACAGTCCGGCGCGACCATACCGGTAGGCGCACGGAAGAGACCGTGACGCTATATGAGGGCTTACTGCAGGCTCGCAAGAGTTCAGGAGCAGAAGCGGATGAAGAAGGCGGAACGAATTCCCTTACGGGCTACGTGTTCGTCATGGACTGGCTGGACGCTCTAAACGACTACCAGACGCAGGAGCTGTTTGTCGACTATGACGGCAAGACCTACGACATAACGAGCGTCGAGAACAAGGACGAGAAGAACGAGACCGCGATATTGAGAGGTGAATTGCGTGGCTAACAAAGTAAGCTATGACGGCTTCCTCCGCGAATTTGACGCGATACTCACTGACTTCAAAAAGCAGGAACAGGAAGCGGTGAACGAAGAGGTTCGCAAGGCGGGACTACAAGCAAAAAAGCAACTACGGAGCGACACGCCGGAGGGCGCGGGACAATACCACGACTGGGGAGAATACCAACGGGGATTCTCCATGCATGCGGACAAGAGCGCGCTCGGCGACTTGACGATAACCATCGGCAATAAGAAGAAAGCAAGTCTCACTCACCTGCTCGAAGAGGGGCATGTCAATGCCAACGGCAAGGGGCGGGCACGAGCCTTTCCACACATCGCTCCCGCGGCTGAAACCGCTATGAAAGAGTTGAAGAGGAGGCTCGGCGATGGCTAACACAACACTCGACGATATCCTCGAAGAGCTGAACATGCCGACCTGCATCGGGTCCTGGCAGGAAGATGAAATCGTTCCCAACGAGCCATACCTCGAATACCACCGGCAAGACGCTGATGATGTCGCAGGTGATGACGGTATAGCGGCGAAGAGGGATATCTGGGAGCTCTCCCTGTATGGTAAGCAGAAAGACGCATTTGAATTCTGGGGCAAGATGAACGACCTGGAGGATGTGCTCGATGCTCGCCGCCTGTCCTATTCCCGGAGCGGGGACATCCTTTTCGATGACTGCATGTATTGCATCTACACGATGACGCTCCCGCGCTAAACCAACTCCCGAGCCACAAGGCGCGGTGAATATATAACTAACCAGCAGACCCCTCGAGGGTCTTTTCTTTTTAAGGAGACAACAATGGCTAACCTCTACAAGTATGGCTTCGCAGAGCTTCACGTCGCCTTCGCAACCGAGGAGGGCTACGAGACGCCCATCAGCATTCCCAATGTGCTGTCCCTGACGCTCGACCCGGAAGGCTCCTCCCAGGCGGTCTACGGCGATGACAGCAAAATTGCCGAAATTAACACCAACAACGGCTACACCGGCAGCGTGAACGCTGACGTCTTCCCGGACGACTTCCTCTGCGAAGCGCTCGGCTGGTACAAGGACAACAAAGGCAAGTATGTCGAGGTCGCCGACGGCAAGCCTCGCCACTTCGCTATGGCATATCGTATTCAGGGCGACGAGAAGAACCGCCGGACCTGGTGCTATGACTGCCTGCTCTCCCGTCCCTCCAAGACGGCGAACGGAGTCCAGGAGAACGTCGAGCCTGACACCGACACCCTGAACCTTACCGTGGTGCCGAAGCACTTCGCCGATATCGACAAAAAGGTCGTTTCGACTTGGTGCTATGAAGGCGACCAGGAGTACGCCGACTTCTACAAGACGGTCGTCCTCCCCGCAGCGGAGACCCCCACAACCCCCACTGAATAGGTGAATAAAAATGTATAGGGGCATCGTCTACGGGCGGGACCTCTGCATGGCTGGCTCTCCCTATGCTCTCCTCGCATTCAAGCGGGAGTTCGGGGAGAGCCTTCCCAATATCGCAAGGCTCGTTCAGCTTCGGTATGCGACGGCAGAGGAGATTGATATCCCGTCGCTGCTCGGCATCTGCTGGGCTATGTGCAAGTCATTCGACGACCACAACACCCCCGGCTTCGACCAATGGTATGCCGACTTCAACTTCAAGGGCGGCGAAATTCCTGACGATATCGGGGAGGCAGTGATAGCCCTCGACCAGATATGGACAGCGGTCGAGCAGGAGCTGATGGTCTACGAGCGCCCATGCCCGGACGCCGACAAGCAAGACGGAGCGGGCAGGGCGGGCAAACACGACTCAACAGAATGGGTCGAGTGGAAGAACATCCTCTCCCTCCTTCGGCTCGGCTTCTCCTTCGACGATATCAAGCACATGCCGATGAAGGACTTCATCGGCTACACGGACCTCATCGCAGCGGAGTATCCGGGCGGCAAACAACAGGACACCGTCGTCGAGGCGGACCAGGCGGCGATAGACCGTCTCTTCTTCTAACAACCTAACAAAGACAACAGCATCCGCGGGGCTCTACTCATTACATGACGAGTGGAGCCCCGCGGATTATTCACATAAGGAGCTCGCATGGCAGCAACCGTATACAAGGGGCTCACCATACAAATCGGCGCGGACACCACGAAACTGACCTCGGCTCTCCGGCAGGCTGGCAAGGCGGCGGAAGGGACTTACAAGGAGCTCCGGCAAATCAACGGAGCACTCAAAAACGACCCCACCAACGCGGACCTGCTGAAGAAGAAGCAGGAGCTGCTGACCCGGCAAATAGCGGCGTCGACAGAGAAGCTCGAAATCCTAAAAGAAACGATGTCGCAGGTATCCAAAGAGGACATCACGAGCGAGCAGTGGACGCAGCTGATATCGGATATATCCCGGACGGAGACGGGACTCTCCAAGTTGAAAGCCGAGCTCGCCGAGACGGCAAGGCAGGAGCATCTCGCAGCGAGCGGAGCCAATGCGCTGGGAGAGAAGCTCGACGCGGCTGGCGACAAGGCGCGGACTGCTGGCGAGAAGATTCAGGGAATCAGCGGCGGCGTGTCAAACATCGGTGGCGCTCTCACCGCTGCTGTGACCATGCCAATCGTGGCGGCAGGCGCGGCGACGGTTAAAGCGGCGACCGATATCGACAGCGGGCTCACGAGCGTGAAGAAGACGGTCGATGGAACCGAGGAGCAATACTCGCAGCTGAAGCAGGCGGCTATCGACTTTTCAAAGACCAACGCGGTATCAGCCGCACAGATGTTGGAAATCGACGCCCTTGGCGCGCAGCTGGGCTTCACCATCGACGAGCTCGAGCTGTTCGGGCAGGTTGCTTCCGGTCTCGACATAGCAACCGATATGGACGCCGAGATGGCGTCCACGGAGATGGCACAGTTCGCGAACATCACCAGAATGGCGCACGGGGATATCGAACGCTACGGCTCTGCTATCGTCAATATCGGAAACAATATGGCGACGACCGAGTCCAAGGTCTCCTCGATGTCGCAGCGCATAGCGGCAGCGGGCACTCAAACCAAGATGAGCCAAGCCGATATCCTCGGCTGGGCTGGCGCTATGTCCTCCCTCGGCATCGAAGCGGAGGCAGGCGGCACGGCGTTCTCCACGACGATATCAACTATTGACGCGGCGGTAGCGACCGGCGGCGAGAACCTGGAGAGGTTCGCCAAGATAGCCGGCAAGTCATCCGAGGAGTTCGCAGCCTCATGGAGAAGCAACTCCACGCAGGCATTCCAGGAGCTTCTCTCCGGCGTGGACAGCGCCGAAAACATGACGCTCGCCCTGGAGTCGATGGGCGTCGAGGGCATCCGGCAGAGCGATATCTTAAAGAGACTGGCGGGCAACACCGACCTGGTATCGGCCGCGTTGAAGACTGCTAACGACGGCTGGAACAAGAACTCGGCGCTTCAAAGTGAGGTCGATAACAGGAACCAGTCTCTCGCCTCGAAATTTGAGATATTGAAGAACAAGGTGACCGCCGTCGCCGACCAGGTTGGCGAACCTCTGGCGGACGCTCTCCTCGACGCGGTGGACGCGGCGGGACCGCTCGTTGAAATCGTCGAGAACGGCGCGGAAGCCTTCTCCAATATGTCGAAAGAGGAGCAGCAGACCGTCCTGAAGAACATCGCAATGGTCGCCTCACTGGGACCGCTGCTGACTATCCTCGGAAAAGTCGGCACGGTGGGCGGCGCGGCGGTTAAGGGCATAGGCAGCGCGACGGCGGCGTTCGGCGACTTCGCGAAAAAACTCGGCGAGGTCAAGGACGGCACGACAACGATGTCGAGTGCGTTCGGCGGACTGAAAGGCGGGCTAATCGGCATAGGAGTCGCAGCCGCGACAGCGGTCGCAGCGTTTGCTATCAGCAAGTGGATGGACTACAAGGACAAGCTCGAGAAGACGGAGAAAGCCGCCATGTCCTTCCGGGATATGGAGGCACAGGTCCGGGGCGAGCTCGATAACTCGCAGGACGCTCTCGGCACTGCCGGCGACGGGCTAAAAACCTATCAGGGAAACATCAACGACACCATAGGCAAGATAGACGAGCTCCGGGAGAACCAGGCAAAGTCCAACGACACCTTCATTAACTCCTTCAAGGACTTCACGGTCGACAAAGAAATGCTCGGCACATACCTCGACACCATCAGGGAGCTCGGGAACTCGGCGATACCGCTCACCGCCGAGCAGCAGGCACAGCTTACGCTGGCAGTAAGCGGATACAACGATATCACGGGCGACTCCTTGGAGATAATCGACAAGCAGAAGGGAGCGCTCTCAAAGAACACTGACGAGGTCATAGCGAACACTAATGCCTTCCTCGCACAGGCAGAAATAGAAATATATCAGGAGCGAATCAAAGACGCTATCAAAGAACGCATAACAGCGGAGGAGAACCTCGTCGATGCCCAGTCGGCACAGCAGCGGGCGCAGGAGTACCTGAACCAAGTCATGGAAGACGCCGCGCTCTACGGCGAAGGATACTATGGCGTGCTGATGACCGCGCAGATGGAGCTCGCAAAATGCGACCAAGCGGTTAAGGACGCGGAGGCGGGGCTTCGAAACGCTAATACTACCGTCAAAGACGGCACCGACAAAGTAGCCGAACTCACGCTCCAGCAGCAACAACTTCAAGGGGCAACCCAGCTGCTCACAGAGAAGTTCAATACCTTCGAGGGCGACACGAGAACGGCATTCGAGAACAGCGGTCTATCTATACAGGACTTCGCCCAGAAGCTCATCAATGCCGGCGTGAATACGCAAGTGCTGAAAGATATGTCGGAAGAGAACTTTCAGCAAATGTATGAGGAATGCAACGGCGATGTCGGGCTAATGATACAGAAGCTTCAAGAGGTCGATAAACAGCAGTTCCAGCAAAAATACCTCGAAATAACGACGAACGCCGACGATGTAAAAACAAAGATACAGAAGCTATATGACCTCTACTCACAAAGACTTGGTGCTCCATTCCTCGGACCGATAATGGTCCCTCAAAACGCCGCCGGCGGCATAGTCATTCCAAAGCACGCTGATGGTGGCATCATCGCCCACCCAACGCTCACCAAGGCTGGCTGGGTCGGCGAGGCAGGAGCGGAAGCAATCATACCGCTGACTAATGCGAAGTATGTAAGCCCGTTCGCCCGGGCAGTCGCCCAACAGATGACGGCGGGCAACACCGACAACAGCAGGACGCTCCAAATAATCATCGACGGCGACCTAATAGCAAACGACAACGAAGCGATGAGACAGGCGGCAATTGACTTTGCTGTCGAGGTAAATCGAAGGGCAGGGATGAACCGTGGCTAACTTGATACCGGACGGCGAGTACTACATTCTCAATGCCGCCACCAACATCGCTGGCTCTCCCCGCTGCATAGACATCAGCGGCTCGCAGCTGCTGAAAGAGAACGCGAAGGTTCAACTATATGACATGCTTCGCAACAACGCGCAGGCATTCCAGGTCCGCAATTCAGGCGGGAGGCTCATCATCACCTCCCGCCTCTACGGCAACCGCTTCGGTCCCATATCGTCAAGCTCGACGGCGGAGGTCAAGCTCAATGTAAGAGCGACGGGCGTCGAGACCAACATCAAATGGGAGGTCGGCGCGACGAGCACGACGGCAACCCACGGCGGCGTCTCCTACAACTGCTTCACCTTGAAGACCGGCGCATACTACCTATACGCGGCAGGCACGTCGAACGGCTCGGTCATAAGGATGTCCTCGAGCACGGGAACTAACTCCCAATGGTACTTTATCCCAATTGGTCAAATCGACGACGGCGGGCTCTACGAGATACGCTCCTCCCTCAAAACAGACATGGCTGTTGATGTAGAGGCGGCGGGGCAATACAACGGAACCAATGTCCGCATATGGACGGCTAACGGCACGAACGCCCAGAAGTTTCACATCAGCAAGAAATCGGGGGACATCTACACGATAAGAGACATCAGCTCGGGCAGATACCTCGATGTCGACAGCGCCCGGGCGCAGAACGGAACCAATGTCCAAATATGGGACGCTAACAGCACACGAGCACAAGACTGGCGGGTGCCCGAATACGGTAAGCAGACTATCGGCAGCACGGAAGGGAAGATAGTATCCTTCGGCTCGATGGTCTCCGGCAACGGCAACACCTACATGATGGACGTCCTCGCCGCGGGCACGACCATTGGAACCAACCTGCAGATATTCGAAGCGAACAACTCGCAGGCACAGCGCTTCGTCCTGCTCCCAACAACGGCAGAAGACTCCCATATGCCCGTCCCCCATTCCCTTGGTATAGCCGACGGCAGGGGCGGCGCGCAGAAGTCCTACGGATATACGACGGACGACGCCTATTTGAAATGGGGGTGCTCGGCTGCTTGGTGCTCCGACAACGGGGCTAACCACTACGAAATCAGGTATCGCACCCGCACGATGAACCCACTCACCTCCGCATGGAGGTCGTGGTCGGCTTGGACCGCATGGACGATACCTGCGATAGAGGCAACGGGACAGCGCGTGCTGGCATACGCGGAGGATATCCTCGACGAGTACCAATGGCAGGCGGCGAAGAACCAGCAAATCGAGCTGGAGCTCCGGAGCGTCGGAGCGGAAGAGCTGTCCCTCCTACACTCGAAGAGCCTCACCCAGACCATCAACATATACCGCAAGCCCGTCGTGGATATCACTCGGGCGGGCTGGACGCCCGGCGGAATACTGATGGAGTTCTCGACCGACTATCCCTACGGCATGACCTACCTCACCATCGACAGCATCAAATGCGACGGGACGGAAGTCCTTCGGGAACCCGTCGAGTTGTCGGGGCAGGGCACGACGCTCTCTGGCGTCATCAACAGGGACAAGTGCCTGTCATTCATAGCAGACGGGGCGGCGCTCGAAATCACCTACCGCACGGGATACGACCAGCAGCGGACATGCGACGGCACATACCACGACACCATCACGGCAACATATGACGCTGGCACGGTATCAGTCGAGCCTACATTCAAAGCGCAGGGGGCACACCTGTTCGCCTACGTTCCTCACCTCGGCGAGGAACGGCTGTGGGTGCTCCACAACAATGCGACGGTCGAATGCTCGGTCATCGACACGAGGACGGAGAACGGCAAGACATACACCGTCTTCGAAGTCCTATACCCGACCAACGGCGACGACTTCAAGGCCCACACGGAGGCGAGGAGTGCTGACGGCACGCAATGGGGAACGGATGTCTCCACGGCGCGCTTCCGGCATATCTCCTACGCATGGACGACCGACGACAGCACGATATACCTCCGCAAGTTCATCGACGAGCGACCGACCTATTCATATACGAGCTCGGCGAACTACCAGGCGGACAACCTCGACAGCAGGAAGTTCAGCTCGGTCTCGTTCAGCAGGACCAACTCGAACGACCTGATGGCATACGGCATTCTCATCAAAGACGACGATGACCCGGAGACCGTCGAAGACTTCGAGGGACTGACCGGCAAGCACGCGGTATTCAGGGACATATATGGCGGCATTCACAACGTGGCGGTCACCGGCGTGTCCATCAGCAGACATAGCCAATACGACGAGATAAACATCTCAATGATAGAAGAGACCATATAGGAGGGAGCGCCGATGGACTACAAAGACACGACCATCACCTACACGCTCCACGCCTATATGATACCGCCCACGAACCTCGATGACATTTACGAGGAGATGACCGGGGTCGACTGGTCATCTCTCTCCATCGACGCCGACTACTACACGGACACGAGAGTATCAGCGACGCTCACGACGGTCGACGGCAACTACATCAGGGGCAGCTATATCCGCATCACGGTGGAGGACGAGGACGGCAACGAGGACGAGCTCGGCACATTCGCCGTCGATAACGACAGTGGACAGAGAATCAACGGGGCATATATCCAAACCCTCGACCTCATATCACAGCTCCATGCTCTCTCCCTCGACTTCTGTCCTGACAACCTGGTCGTAGGCAGCGGTGCTCGCCTGCTCGACGCGGTAAGGACGACACTGCAGGAGGGCGGCAAGAGCGAGCAGGACAGCGTGCTCACGGAGGCGAACGACTACCGATTCAGCAGCACGCAGGTGCTGCCGCCGGGAGCGTCCAGGCTGGCTCGGCTATACGAGCTCTGCTCCATATCCGGCAACCGCCTCGAAGTCGACGGGCACGGGCGCGTCCGGCTTGATAAATATGTATCACCCGACAGCAAGTCCCCCAGGCTTCGGCTCGCACAGAACGACGAGCGCGGTGTCATAAAGAACGGCATCAGCAGACAATCACGCTGGGCGGAGATACCATCGAAGTACATCGTCGCCCACGACTACACGACGAGCGAGGACGGCAAGACAAGCGAGCACCACATGTTCGCCATCGCGAACAACCAGGCGGCTCCCGCACGCGGCTTCGTCGTCGCAAAGTACGAGACGGTAAGCGAGCTCTCGCCAAGGACTACCGAGCGGCTGGAAGCGATAGCCAAGCAGCGGCTGACGGAGCAGGCGAACGAGCGCAACGAATGGACGATAAGCACGAAGTACATCCCAGGACTATGGGAGGGCGACGTCATCGAGCTCGAGCTTGACGACGAGCTGGACGACTACACCGGCATAAGAAAGTGCCTGGTAAGGTCCATCACTATCGACGGACCTTACCTTGACATGGAGCTGGTATTAAAGGAGACGAGCGGAGGCGACTATGGCGAATAGAAAAAACACCATCGCCGACGTGCTCCCACTCGTCGGCGGCAGCAGGCTCGAAGGCAGGTCGTCGGCAAAGACGCTTGACACCATCGTCGGAACCGCCGTAAGCGACAGCGCCGGCGGCTTGGTCAAGGTCAAAATCGACGGCACCGTCATTACCGACGACAACAACGGGAACATAGTCGAAGTACCGACGAGCGTCAAGGTCATCGAAGGAGACACCGTCACCATCACCACGAGCGGCAACAAGGTCATCACCACTCCGCTGGTCACCGATGTCATCGGCGGAGGGGACAGGACGCAGGCGGACATCGACGCAGCAGCACAGGCGGCAGAGCAGGCGGAGAAGGTCGCAGGTGAAGCGCAGGCAGCAGCCAAGGCTACCGACCAGCACTTCTTCACTGATGATAACGGCGTGCATGTTGCTACCACGCCGAGCGAGCCCGACCAGGGACCCAACCTGTTGGCGAACTCGGTCGGCATTATGCTTCGCGACGGTACTATCCTTCGTACGGCTATGACGCCGAGCGGGTTCGCAGTATATGACGGTGTTGGCAACGAGGATGGCAACATCGTCGCATTATTCGGGGATATCACAACAATCGGACGTAAGACAGGTCCGCGCGTCATACTTGATAAAGACAGCATTGACATGTTCAGCGCTTACGGGCTCCTAGCTCATATCGGCAACGCAATGACAGCCAACGGCACCAGGAGCGGCGAATGGATTCCGTTCTTCCATTTTGGCGAGCAGGTCGACTACGGAGACGGAAGTCCTGGCAGCGGCTCGTTCGTCGGCGGCGCGGGCTGCAAGGCGGAAGGACCATACGCACAAGCATTCGGCGCGGACTGCTCGGCAGCGGGCGCGTTCTCACATGCATCAGGCATCGACAGTAAGGCGACCGGCTCAGGCGCCTGGGCTCACGGCACGGGCATAAACGCAAGCACGGGAATGGTCGTAGGGCAATACAACGCAACGCCGATAGGCGGCGCATATTTCACCGTCGGAAGCGGTACAAGCAACACCGACAGAAGGAACACGCTCTCCGTTACGGATGGAGGTATAGACCTATATGACAACGACCTGTATATCACGCGCGGGCAGGTGCTCGACACTATCACGCAGGGCGATGGCACCATATCGACAGCATACTTCTCATCTGGAACAGTAAGATGGGTCAAGAGCGGACATATCGTTCAGGTCTTTATATGGCTCAAACTCAAACAGGCGCTCGCAACCTACTCCGCACTGAACACAGTCGCCACGAATCTCCCGAGAGCAATCAGGGCTGGCGAGACCGGAATCCTGAAAATCGACAACACCACAGGAACATGCTTTCCCAATGTAGATACGAACGGCAACCTGAAAATAGTATCCCGCGAAACCTCGATAGCCGCGAACGGCGTCATCACGGGCGGCTTCACTTACATCAGCTCGGAATAACCAACAGCAAACGACCACGAGGAGCGCATATGGACGCGAACGTAATCGTTGCAATCATCGGCGGCATATCCGCGCTCTTCGGCGCGCTGATAGGCGCCATACCGATGTACCTGCAAGCGAAGAACCAGGCAGAAACCAACCAAATCGCAATGACCCAGAACAACGAACTCATCCTGCATCGCCTCGACGAGATAGACAAGAAGCTGGAAAAGCAAGAGAAGAAGAATGACAACCACGACCAGCACAGTATCGCAATAGCCAAACTCGACGAGCGCATCATGTCCTGCGAGCAGCGAATCGACTGGCTCTACCACTCGCACGAATAGCAACAACATCACACCAGACAGACGACGCCCCCGGCAGGCAGCGAGCCCTGGGGGCGTTGCTTCGCATTGCCTGAATAATTTTATATAGGAGCACAGAAATGGCGAACTATCCACCCATTAACCGCTCACGAGCCCAGACCAAGTACAACCTCAGCAGCAAGCCCGGCAGGCAGATAAACCATATAGTCGTCCATTACACCGGGACGACAGCACCCGCAGAGAACAATGTCAATTACTTCTCTTCGACGAACAGGAATGCGTCGGCGGACTGGTTCATCGACAAGGACGGCAGCATATGGCAGTTCAATGCCGACCCCAGGAATTTCTACTCCTGGCACTGCGGAGACGGCGGCGGGCGCTACGGCATATCGAACGCCTATTCAGTCGGCATCGAAGTCGTAAGCGCCGGCGAGGACTTCGCCCAGGCGCAGGTCAACAGCCTCCATGCTCTCGTCGTAGCACTCATGGAGGACTACAGCGTGCCGGCTCACCGCGTCGTCCGGCACTACGACGCATCAAGGAAGCTATGCCCGGCACCGTATGCCGGACCCGCTAATGAGCAGAAATGGCTCAACTTATGGAGGACCATCACGAGCAAGGAGGACATCGTGACACCGGAGGACATCAACCGCATATCCGACGCGGTATGGAACCACATCATCAACAATGAACCAGCCTGGGCACATCTCTATTGGGCGCACCAGGACGGCGCATGGAGTCGAGCGAACCGCACCCCCGAGAAGACCGCCGATGCGGTCTGGAAGTACCAAATCGAGAAGAAAGACGGCTCTCGGCAAAAAATGTGGGCACAGGACTATGAGTCCTGGACGAACCTCGACACCGCTCGCATGGTCGGCACGCTCAATGAGATATTGAAGCGACTCGACGCCCTCGAGAAGAAGAAGACCCGATAGGAGCACGACATGAACAGCATAAGACCGACAACCACGCCGACGCTCTATGTATCTATTGATGAGGATATAACCTCCTACAAGCTCGAGCTCACGGTCCAGAACAAGCACATCAAGCTCGTATATGCTGCCGACCAGCTGACGGCACAGGCGACGGAGAACGGATGTCTCATCACCTGTACGCTCCCACAGGAGGACACGCGCGCGCTGATACCCGGCACGCAGGCGAAGGTTCAGCTCCGCGCCTCGAAGGGAGAGGAAGTCATAGCCACGAACATCGGCAGCATATCCATCGACGAAATACTCAACTACCAAGAGATATTATAGGGGGCGGCAGATATGCAGATAGAACTAACAGTTAGCAAGGACCCGCTGCTCGAGCTCGGCGCCTCTGGACTGCCCGGTAAGGACGGACGAGACGGAATTGACGGCGCGCCCGGACCACAAGGACCACAGGGCGAGCGCGGCGAGCAGGGACCGCAGGGAGAGCCCGGACCCCAGGGACCCCAGGGTATCCCGGGCGAGCAGGGACCGCGCGGCGAGCAGGGTATCCAGGGTATCCAAGGTATCCAGGGAGAGCCGGGACCACGGGGAGAAACCGGTCCGCAGGGACCTGCCTATGTGCTTACCCAGGAGGACACGAACACCATCGCCGACGCTGTCTATTCACGGCTCAACAACCTCGACGCGGGGGTGTTCTAAATGACCATAGGAATCACTGACAGCCAACACTATCAGGACATCGCCGACGCTATCCGCGAGAAGACCGGCGGCACGGCACAGATGTCGCCCGCTGACATGGCGACGGAAATCGCCGGCATAGAGACCGGCGGGGGCGAGAACTATCTAGCAGAATATGCACGAGGGACACTCACCGAGCTGAATGAAACAAACTGCGGAGCATTGACATCACTTTCACCTGCTTTATCTGGTAGCAATATAATAAGCATCAACCTACCAAACGTGGAGACAGTCGATACAGACGCCCTAACTACATTTAAATCAGTCAAGCATGTCAATCTTCCGAAGTTGAAACGTATCGGTAATACTGCTCTATTATCACACGCTCCGATAGAGTCTCTAACGCTGCCGAGCCTTAACGAAACCGGGTACAACGACACATTAGTGAGCGATTGCCTGAATCTAAAATACCTATCACTTCCGGCAATAACCGTCTTGGAGTCTGCCAAAATTAGCGGCGGACCACTGCTCTATAACTGCCCCGGTCTCAAGAACTTGTATCTCGAAAACCTCGAACGCGTTGGCGACGGTACGGCTACAGCAACTACAGGCACCGAACGGGGCTATTTCACCTTTACCGGCGGGTATAAATTCGGACTCGAAATTGCATGCTTTCCAAAATTGATGTATCAAACAGGCGGACAGATGATGGTAGTCGATAACTTCAAAACCGCTTGCTATCCCGAACTCGTAAAGCAAGTAAGGGCAAGACATTACGCATCCTGCCCGCTCGTTTACTATTATAATGCCGGCACCACGACGACAAAGGACTGCTGCATATACATACCGAAGTGCGAGAGCTTCGCCGCCAACTTTACAAATAATGCGAACTGCTTATCACTCACCATAGTCATCGGCAACGAGAACAGCACCGGCGCATGCGCTCTCGAAGGTGGTGTCTACATTTCCGGCTCTTATACACCAGACAGCTTACAGATATTCGTCCCGGACCATCTGCTCGAAGAATACAAAAACGCAACGAACTGGGTTCTGCACGCCGAACACATAAAACCCCAGAGCGAAATGACAGACGAGCTGTGGCAACGCATAAACGACGCAATGGTCCCACCGCAACCCCCGACCGAGGAGGCAGCATAATGGCTATACAAATAGAACAGCACGACGGGCTCACCCGCACCTACTCGGACGCTGGATACTACATTATCCAGGACGAGAACGGCGCCGAATACCAGGAGGCTTGGGACCCGATAGACTACCCGCGCACCTACACGGAGAGCACGCACATCATCGAGGTTGCCCCAGAGCCCGACCCAATCGACAATGACAGGGTGTTCGTCCAAGCGGCAGAGATAATGCTCGGGGGTGAATAGCATGACAAACATCAAAGACATGACGCCCGAGGAGATAATCGCGATGGCAAGGACCTTCCGTCAATTCATCGAGGAGCACGCCGAACTGCTTGACGACGAGACAGCACTCACCGTGCCCACAGCCTTCCCAGAATGGACCGACGGCAGCAAGTACAAAATAGGAGACCGCGTCCGCTATGATGGCGAGTTCTACAAAGTCCTGCAAGAGCACACCTCGCAGACGGACTGGACGCCCGCCGACGCGCCGTCCCTCTTTGCGCTCGTGCTCGTAGTCGAAGAGGACGAGCCGACGGAGTGGAAACAGCCTGACAGCACGAACGCATATATGTCTGGCGACATCGTTCTCTTCAACGGCGTGAAGTACATGAGCTTAATCAACAACAATGTATGGTCTCCCGCGGCATATCCGGCGGGCTGGCAGCGCGTCATATAACCACACCAAGCAAACGGGAACAAACTCACAGCAGCTGACGGCTGCTTCTTTATTGTTAGGAGTTAATAATGGATAACATCAAAGCATGGGCAAAAGCGGCTGGCGTCCGGGCGGTCAAGACGATGGCACAGACAGCGGTCGCGACCATCGGCGTCTCGGCAGCGCTGACGGACGTCGACTGGATAGTAGTCGCAAGCACCGCCGCTCTCGCCGGCATCCTCTCCGTGCTCACGAGCGTCGCAGGACTGCCGGAGGTCAAAGCAGAGGGCGAAGCCGAGGAATTCCTCGACCGCGACTTCAACCCGCTCGAAGACTAACCAACCAAAAAGACCCCGCTGCTCTATCAACGAGCGGCGGGGTCTTTTTGTGCTTAAGACGACAGGAGACTCACGATGACTGCGACAGTCGGCGGGCGGCGGCGACAAAGTCCTCCATGTCCTCCGGCGGGAAGTAGTCGATGGTATCGTATAGATACTCCTCGTGGTCGCACGCGCTGGCAAGCTCGTCCAGCTCGAGCAGCGGTCCATCATCAACACGCATAACCAAGCCGGAGAGAATGACGGAATGCCCCTCCGGCGTTAGGTTATACAATGACGAATTGACAGCGTCAGCAGCCTCCCGCGCGCTCTCCACGGTGTACTCCTCGTCGAAGTCCTCGCCGGGCTCGTCGTTCTCCAAGTCGCAATCCTCGTAGGACACACTCAACCAAATGCTCATGCCCGCTCCTCCCCGAGCTGACTCTCCCTGCGGCGGATAGCATTATCAACCGCCTCCAAGATAAAGGACATACACTCATTCGATGACGGCTCCCAGCCCCCGGCGGCGAACGGCGGCGGGAACTTACTCAAACACCCACGCACAGCCTCGACAGCATTACCAAGCGACAGTCCGTCCTCAATGCTGTTTATCATCTGCTCGCTCTGGCTACGTCCGTTAGCGTCCGCCTCCTCCTTCACTCGAGCCTTCAGCTCCCGCGGTATCCTAAACGACACCATCACGCTATCGTCTGTGGAAGCCCGCTTCCTGTATCCCCGTTTAGCGTCATTCATAACGCGCGCCCGGGCGTCGGCAGGACCGTGCCGTCTGTTCTCCTCGACGCTGACCAGCTCCGCCGAGCCTGCGTCGAGAACCTTCTCTTCTCTGCTATTCGTCATATCGCCTCCTTCCATAGTCCATTCTACCGGAAGTAATACATTCGGCAAGAATTTCCAAAATATATTCCCGTTCCCTATTGCCTAATGTAATACATTCGTATATAATACAATCACAAGGTAAGCAAGGAACAGGAGTGATGACAATGTGCAAGAGCCTCGACAATACCGCGACCAACATCGCAATCCTTCGCAAGCACTACAACCTCAGCCGCGACGAGTTCGCAAAGATGACCGGACGCACCAAGCAGATGGTCGGCATCTGGGAGAGCGGCAAGTGCTCGCCGAGCGCGGAGACGCTATTCCACCTCGTCAATGCGTTCCATGCCGCATACGGCATCAACATCAATCTCAACGAAATGGTGCTTGGCACCGTCTCTCTCTAA